GCACCATAGTTATATAGTAGAGACCATTCTATGTGCCAACGTAGTAATTTATATTCTACTTGATTCTTACATAAAGGGGCGTCTGACCAAACGTGATCAAACCACACATCATTTAATTTTACTTTTTGAGTCTGTATCCTAGGTTTTAAAGGAAACATAGGTAACACACCCAAGTCTATATTCTCCGGATCAGACGGTATGCCATAGTTGTCCGCAGGACTGCCTCTGGATTCTGCGTTGTCTTTACTATTTACTGTTACTGTCCAACTACCAATATCATCATCATAGGCCGCCCAAGAATCTTCAAAACCACCAGCAACATCACCGACATCCATATCTAATGTCCAATCGTAATATCGTGTAAACAACTGGACATCCATTTTATCAGACAGATCTCCACCCTCAAAATCAAAAATATATTCTACTTCATTCTCTAACCCTTCCAAATCTTCCATATAAACAGATTCACACCGTATTTTATATATAGGTACATAATTACTCCAAGTCCTTAATGGATCATCATAAAAGCCAGGTTCATCGAAGAATGGATAATCTATATAACCTCCTGGGAAATTACTATCATATAACACTGGTTTCTCAAAGAACTCATTATTAACTAAAGGCGGTCTCGTATCTATACCAAAAGGGTCAATAATTCTATAGTCTGCTCTTTCGTATGTCCGTTTCCAGATTTCATCACTGAATCTATCCCAATGGAATTTGATGATCCAAGAAGAAAGTTGTCCTTGATTTAACGGGCCTTGAATTCCAATATTCGCATTGTTAATATATATTTCAAGATTTTCATATCCTCCATCATTAAAGTAATTTTCAAATACATAATTATGAATATCATGTGCTTCTGAAAATCGCACAATTTTAGTAGTATTGCTTTCAAGATAAACTGGAAGATAAAGATAATATCTTGCTTCCCCTAAATTGTAATAAGTTGAATCTGGTCCTGGGATATTTATAGATATAGGATTTCTAAGACCAGATATTTGTAAAGTGCAAGGTGAATAAACATAATTTTCTTGCAAATTTCTTATAACTCTCATCAATAATAACAATTCAATAACATTTTTATCATAAAACAATCCAGAAGTAAAAATCAATGCTGATTGAGCAAAAGTCGTAGCACAATACCAATAAGGGTCATAAGGAGGTACAGTCCTAATGGCTTGAGCACAAGACCCATTATATCCAACTCCACCTATACCTAAAGCCGCTGCATTCCAAGTTGTAGGATCAGCCAAATCAATTCCATTTTCCGTTTTCAAACGAGCAATATCAGCCGCTAAGTAAGCCGCTGAACCGGCAATCGCCGCGGCTTTTGAATTGTACTTTTCAGGCGAATTTCCATTGGCATAAAAGGATTTTATAACAACACCTATATCATCTAATCCAATACCTCGATATTCAAGAGAATCCAAAACTTTACGACAATGATTCAAAATTAGATATACTCGATTTAGATATACATTTGTATCATTGATTTTCCAATCCGGTCCATGATTGGCGACCAAATCCTCACCATCATATTGTCCAGCATCTGGGGCGGACATTCTGTGATGACCTGGCATAAAACAAGGTTGTTGTTGTGGGTCTGCATCATAATCATACCATGAATAGTCGCCATAATCATGGCAATCTGGATCTGTCAAATCACCACCACGCATCTTATCTTCACGAACATATCCTAAAGAGTATTTCCATGTTCGCCGCCATGTACCCACAGGTCTTGGCCATATAGCATCGGCAACTCCTCCTACTTTTGCTTTTGCCTCACCTTGATTATTAAATGTTTTACCATTGATAGTAACAGGAAAAGTCCAAGTAGCAAAATTAGTTTCAGCATAGAATTTGCCTTTGACCTTTAATATTGACTCCGACATATAAGGCGTAACATCATCATAATACCAATCATAATAAGATGAACCTAATTTTTTTAATATCAACTCAAAAGCACTACTGTTTTCTCCCCATAACTCATCATTAAGAAGTGCGTATTTCGGCATAGACACATCATATTCAGGCTTATAAGCACCAATACCCAAATCAGAATAAGCATATTGGTATGTCCTACTAGTAACATCACCATATAGCCATAATTCTAAATTTGAATCTAAAGTTTCATTACCCCAAGAAGGATGTTTCATCTTGAACCAGTTCTCTTTATAATCATTATCAACCTCCATGCACCATCCTTCAGCCTCACAAGCCAATTCAACCATATTTTGGATTGCTGGATCATATTTTGTATCTTCCCACCACTCGACTGGGGATTGATTACTATTATTTTTTAACGGAGGTATAATGCCATAACGAACAGCCAATGCACCAGCAGAACTGATTTGGTAAATACCAGATCGAATATATTGCCTGTCATTCCCAACCCCAACCCAACTTTCTCCTTTGAAACCATCAAAATCAACAGGATTGATAGCACCTAACTTTGCAGGATTCGTGATTTGTTTTGCTTTTATAGGAACTTTACTACCATATTTCCAACGTATAGATTTCGTGTTTCTACCATAATACGGTGGGACTTGTTCTTTAGGATCAACTTGTTCTGGCAAATAATCTTTTGCCTCAAATATTGCAAAATTAAGTGTGTATGTCAAATCTTTAGTAGAATCTGCTTTTATAACATAACGATGGCTGTTATTGTCGTATGTATGATATAGACTATCATTGACTGTTCGCACCCAGTCATTATTAAAATCTATCGCTAATTGCCCTCCTGAAGGCGGGCGTCCGTCAAGCGGGCCACGAACATGATCCTCATAACGATGGTACATATCTTTATCTGTCCACCATCTACCTCTACTAGCACCAACATATTTATAATCATCAAGAACAGAGAATAACCCTTCTGGATCATTACTATCTTCGTAGTTCATATGCGTAGCAAGAACATTACCTTGCATACCACGTAATGTCCACCAATCACCGCCGAAATTACAAACCATTGTTCCTGAAGAACATGCAGATAATTGTACTTGATTACCGTCTTTATCACATGCTTTCACATAAAGGGTAGAACCATCTAATCGTTTTGAGTAGACTCTATAAAAACCATTATTAAGCGGGTTATCACAATCTGTTATAACGAATGGAGTGCCTTTCCTCCAGTTGTCATCTTCAATATACCAAGTTTTGCTAACAGGTGTGAGTGTTGGGGCAGTATTGCTATCATAAATACAATCTTTAGTTATCGGACTACAACCACTTATTACAAACTCACCTTTCTCATCTTCAGAAAACTCGACATCACTAATCGTAGAAGAAAAATTATCTTCAAACCATACTATTGCTCTACCAGGATAAGTAGAAAAATTTGGTTCTTGAACTGATTTTACTGTCCAAACACCAGATTGTATTGCATAATCATACGATTGCATCCAATCTTCAAATGCTATAGCATAACGGGCTGGATGCGAAGCATCACGAGGGCCATATTCCGTGCCTTCTGGCCTCCCATGATTGAGTTGCGTAGCAATAGCAATTTGTCTGCGAATATCTTCAGCAAACAAATGACAAATGGCCTGCTTTTTCTCAATCGGCCAATCTGACTGCAACCACGGAAATTTTTTTTTAGACATTTAATTTCCCAATAAAAACCCGCCGCCCAGCAAATTGCCAAAACACAATCCAACCATCATCAAATAGGTAAATATCAGTTGTCTCATGGAACTATCCTTTCTTTTATTAAATCCACACTGCTTGAACTGTTTTATTTTCTTCTTTGTATCGTAAAGACGCCTCATCCTCCGGCCCTGCATAAAACATTGGCATATTCAAATACCAATATTCTTTAGCTGGAGAATCCCCTCTCTGATCGTCCCATACAGAAACAATTTCAACAATCGAACCTATTGGATACCAAGGCACCCAATTTCTTATATCTTTAGCATCAACGCCATATCCTTCATACCCAAGAGCCCGTTCAATTTCAATGTCTTTTCCGTCTGGACTCCATTCATTACTAATTACAGATACTTTTTGAACAACATATTTTGCTCTTGAAGGAGTATCATATTTAGGAGGCAAAAAAACCATTGCATACTGTCTTTTTGTTTCTCCTCCTCCACCAGGAGAAAATGCCCACCATCTTCCTCCTACAAATAAACAATATACATAATCACTAGAATTATAATCGCTTTGAGAAAAAGAAGGATGAGGCCATATATGTACATTCTTTCCTAACCCTCCGTCTTTCCAATCACTAAGAGAACTTACCCATACTTTATTATCCGCTAACATATATCCATCAGAACCAGACGGATTTGTTTCAGATATTAAAAAAACTCGAACCCCTACACCGCTACTCCCTTTCCTCCATACCATTCGTTTCATTATTTCATTATAATTCACCTGCGGATTCTTATTCTCTTGAATCCGCATAAATTTTTCTACGACCTGTATCCTATGATAGGCCTGTGTCATTTCTTGTCTAGAAATCATAATGCACCTATCATAAACTACATACTGCTTATTAAAGTATTAAAATTAGCCTCTGGATAATTCATTTTCATTTTTATTGTATTTTCTCCCCATGTATCTGGAGGAGGAGGCTTTCCAGTGCCCGGATCTATATAAATCCAAGTATCTGTCCAACCCGGATAAGTAACATTATCTCTTACAAACGACTGTCTTTTTCTAAACGTAATAGAAACTAAATATCCTCCATTTACTCTATCATTACGTCCTTTTATTTCTGTACATAACCAGGAACCTGCTGGCGCAGAACTGTCTATAGTCCACCCAGTTGAATTTACATGATTTTGATAATTGTCTATCAATGATAATAAACCACTGCCAGTAATTAACATTCTTTTTCTAACTGTAAATACTTTATCTGGCACTAACCGATTATACACAACGCCTTGCACATCCGTTAAACCTGCGTATTTTTCATCTGGATAGTCAGCCGGATATGTGTATTCTACCCATATATCATTACCATCAATATCCGTATTACTCTCTACCGGCACCGCGTCTGCCGACATTTCATATTCATCTCCAGTATATGGATTTGGTCTATATTCCAAAGATAATACAACAATATTACTATCTATAATCTTCGGCGATATTTCTTTAAGATAGGTAAGTGGATATACTGGATGAACATCCCCTAAAGCAGGTATTCCTATTGTACTTGTTATGGCATTTTTTATTTTTTCTTGTCCGTCTCCAGATAATTCTTCAACATAAATGGTTCTAGTTACAAACCATCCTTCCATTGTTCTCCGTACATCGCTACCTTCTATTAAATCAGTAATAACTCCCATAATAACTACTCCTTAATTAAAAGTAGGAGAAATGGATTCCCTTGTATTTCTTTCTATCTTTTCCAAAATAGCGTTCATTCTTTCCTGCTTTAATACCATTTCATCTATACCGCTTATAGACATACCGCTAATAGACTGATATCCTGATACATACCGGGCTTCTCCTCCGGTTATTTTTTCATCTTTTTTCTTATCTTTTTCTAATTTTTTCATCATTTCTTCATATTCTTTTTGATACGCTTTTTGCGCTTCTTCTTGTGTTAAATATCCTTTCTTTACCGCTTCTGTTAATTGTTTTTGAAACTCAATAAAACTTTCCTGAGGCGTTTTTATAGATTCCTTAACTCGTTTTGAAAAAGCAATAACATCCTTATCCATCTCCTCAATCATATCTTGTCTTGCTTTTTGTGTAATCCGAACGCCTTCTACCTGAGTTAAAATACCTTTTGATACAGATTCATTCACTTTCTTTATTGTTTCATTCATTTTTTCCATAGGCGTCTGTACAGAACTAATTGCGCTTCTTGCCCATTGTCTTAATGCTTCATCATGCAATCGAGTTACTCGTATATTTTCTTCCCTTTGCTTTTTTTCTTCTTTTAATTTTTCTATTTCTTCCGTCAATTTTCTTATATTTTCTATTTGAGCGTCTGTTGCGCCTAATAAAGTAGCATTATATATAGCCAATTCTGTTTCTGATTTAGATAAAGCATTTCTTTGTTCTTCTAATGCTTTAATCATGTCCAAAATAGGTTTTTCTTTTATTTTCCTTATTTTTTCATTATATAATTCTGTTTCCTCGTTAATCAATTTTTGTATAGAATGAACATCCTGTAAACCACTTTTTAACGTATTTATCTGATTATCTATTTTACCTTCTCTTATTTTATCAAAAAGTCCCGGCCCTATATCAACACCAGACATTCCAGTATAAGCACCATATTGTAAATTATTTCTTTCTTGGATTAGTTTCTTTTCCTGTTCTAAATCACTAATCCTCATTTTAATAGATGTATTTACATCTTCAGACGCTTTAAGGTCGTCTTGTAGTTGTTGTATCCTTTCCTCATGCGCTTGTTTTTCTGCGATTATTTCTTTTTCTATCCAGCTATCAGCCGATGCAAGTTCTTTTCTATTAGAAAAATCTTTTATTTTATTTCTTATGTTTTCTATAGCCGCTATTTTATTTTGAGTTATTTCTAATTGTTCATTTACACCAGTAATTTCCCACAATAAATTCTTAAATATTTCTGCCATTCCTCCTATAAATGGCAATGCCCTAACATACGCATAAAACGGATCTCCGCCTTCTCTTATGGCTTTATGTGCTTCTGTAACACCTCTTAAAGTACTTGTTAATGTATAAAGAACTCCAGCCGCTCTCATATATGAACGAACAACGGCAAAACTAGCCATTGGACTATAAGATTCTTGATACCTCCTCTCTATTTCTGCTCGTTTAGCGGCTTCTGTTTCATGAATAAGAGTAAGCATCTCCTGATGTTCTTTGAATTGCTGTCTTAATGAATCATAATAAATTTGATTATTTCTTAATTCAATTTCTTTTCTAGAATGAGTAGCCGCATAATATTCTTCTTCTAATCGAGCCCTTACTTCCATTTGTTCTTTTATTTGATTTGATGTGTCTTGCCCAATAGAATTAAATTGAGCGTTAATTCTGCCTTGAATGGCAGTTATTTCTTTTTCAAACTGATCCATCCTTTCAATGGCAGATTTAACTTCTCTTTGCCAGCCAGAACCATCCCCACTGATCTGTACTGTTACATTACCGGCACTTATATTTTGACTCATGATTTATTCTCTTTTTTTATTTCTTTTTCATATTCTAATCCCATAGCCGCAAACCAGCATTTTTTACTAAATTCCATAGTACTTTTAACTGGTTTTACGACTTTTTTTACTATTTTAGGAATGAAATCTTCCCATTGTATTTTATGTGGGTGCTTTGCATATTGCCTTCGTATTTCCGCACAAACATTCCCAAAATAATAATCTTCTTTTGTAGTCCTTTCCTCCTCTTTTTCTAAAAACGCCATCCACATTTCAAATTCTCTGGACGTCGTTTTTTTTCTAACTTCCTGAATTGGTAAATGAAGGTGAGACGCTAGTCGAAACCACCAGTACGTCTCACCTTTTATCCGTTTTTTACTTCTTCTCTGCTTTCATCAAAGCCATTTAATCGTCTGGCTTCTTTTTTCAATTCTTCTAATACTCTAGACGGATATGTAAATAACTCCTCTATTTTTACCAATTCATCTTTTTCATCATATAAACAAAAGGACAATAAAAGCACATCCATCTTTTCATATGACAAAATCTTCTTAATACTTCCATTTTCCGACATTTCAAATAATGCCGAAGACTCATTAGTGTACTTTCCTCTTTTTTCTCCATCCATTTCTATTAATTTATATTTTTTTACTTTCCCGTCTTTTCCAACCAACTCTACAGGAACACTTTCTAACGTTAAATTCATTCTTAACGTTTTCATATTTCATCCTTTCCCTTAATTAAAATTAAGAATTAGAATATTGAGGAGAAGTTTCTTCACCACTGCCATTTTGATTAGAAGGAATAATAGTACAATCTGCTTCTGGTTGTGCGCCTTCTACAATTTCTCCAGGCTTAAAGGAATCAACCCACCCCCAAAAAGTCAATTTAGAACCATCTGCCCATGTAATAACAATTTGCTGATTTACATTGATAAGATTCACAATCTTATCATATATTTCCGGATCATAAGCGACCCTAAGAGTCATAGGCGACATGGTTTTCAATTTCTTTGGGGATTTTGTCCTCCAATTTGTATTGTGCATAGTAGTAGTGTCATTTTCACCGCCGCCTTCTACACCGGGAGGAGTAACTCCTTTTTCCCAAAAGAAAGCGGCTGAACTTCCCACTCCAATAGTCACTAATGTGCTAAAACCATCGTCTATTCTCATGTCTCTATCCTTTCTTTTACTGTTAGCATTACATTCAAAGTAAACATATATTTACGTTTTGTATTCGGTTCAATTCCTAACGAATTTATCATACCACAATTTACTGCCTGTATTAAATATTCAGATGAATCTATTTCTATACTTTTATTTCGTAAAATATCTAATTGCTCTTTAATATTCTGACATTTTATCCACCCAGACTCATAATCATGACTACGAATACGAATTTGCACTCCAGGATGAATAACGGAAACACCACTCATCAATCTTCCATCATCTGTTCCTACTGTATCATAAAAAGATATTCCTATAACATCATCTGGTAAAAAACTTATATAAACAGGCCATAATCCACTATCTTCTGGATAATCCCCTAAAGATAATTTATTTATCACATATTCCGCTAAAATCATAGCAGGAGTATGCTTTAATGTTTCTATGACAGATACATCTTCTTCTTGTATATAAAAAACTTGTCGTACTGTAATATCAGTGATTTCAAAAGACACTGCCTTATTTGAAGGTAAAGACGATGAAATAAATATTTCTTGGTCTACAGACCCCCCAAATGAAAGAGGTGTGCGTGCCATTTTAAAATAATAACCATCACGATAAATCAAAAATGGCGGTTGGTAACCAACAGGAATGTTAATCAAAACCCCTTCATTTACTGTTTGATCCGGGATCGATAAATTGGAGATCCTCGCCCCAAATAAATAATCCGTATCTGGCAATAAATCAATAGGTTTTTGCAAAACAGTATTTATTTCACCGGCTGGCTTATTATAAATAGCCTTACCTGACGACACGTCTATGTTCCAATAAAGTCCATAAGACCATCCTTGTGCTGATTTAAAATCTCCATTCTTTACTAATTCTGGCCCTAATCGTATATTAACAACCGGAGATTCTATCTGCTCTTGAGATTCGTCAATCCACTGAACATCATTATAAAATGTACCAGTTAAATCTGCTTCAGTAGTTAACACAGTACTTTTAGTTTTATTGCCTTTATCGACATCAAATTCAAAAACTGCACTAGCAGTGCCGCCTTCGCCAACTACCGCCGAGTAGGGATTGGTTCGGCCCGCGGTATAAATGGCGACCACTTCTGTCGGGCTGAGGCATTTTTTGTAAAGGCGGAGAGAATCAAAAAAGCCATCAAGACGGGCTGTTATTTCAGAAGTATTGCCTATATATAAATTACTTACGGTATTTATTGATCCAGTCAGAGGACATGCAGCGGAAGAATCGAAACTTCCATTGACATAAATTGAAACATCGCCGTTTCGATCTGTCGAGCAAACAACATGATACCACTTATTTGCTTCCAGGGAAGAATTGCCCGTCAAAATAATGGATTTTGAGTCGCTGTCCTTCATGTCGAATACAACGTTTCCACTTTTATTCAGAATTATGCCAAAGCCAAGGCCATAACGCAATGGGTCTTTGGCGACAAGCCCCTGACCGCTGCCAATGCTATTTGTTTTGACCCAAAAACTGATAGAAAAATTGCCTGTGCCAAAATTCAGCGAAGGATCGTCGGCAACCACAACGCGAGGGAATATTCCACCAAATTCAAGATATCCAGCCATTCTACCTTCCTCCTCCTGCATCCATTCGGAAGCAAAGATCGCTAGGTCCGAAAAATCCACCCGCCCGTCGCCGTTTAAGTCCGCACGCAAAACACATGGAAAAAGAAGACTTAATAAACACAAAATATTCATTTATTTTCCTTTTCATTGTCTTCTTTCATCAAATATAGTTTACTTCGTATTTCGTAAGCATAAAACAATAAACGATAATTTATATTTTCTTCTCGTTCTAATCGTTCAATCAAAACATCCAAAACTAATAACACCGGATCCGGTTGTACCTCTGATTTCTTCAAATATTCTATAAATTGATTTCCATACTGAATATATTCTTCCATTTCTTGAATCCGACTACATGCAGATTCTTTCCCGTTTTCACATTCAGCAACAGAAATCCTTTGTTCAATTTTAGCCACGTTAATTGCTGTATCTGTAATAGCAATTAAACCTTTATTTGGAGAAGAACAACCAGTAAACAATACACACACTAAGATTACTAATGAATACACAACATTCATGATTAAAACCTCCAACAACCTACAACTCTTCCTTTTTGAACCATATAATAAGCCCACCGGTTCCCAAAAGTATCGTCTATATCAGAAGGAGATGCACTTCCACCAGATTTAACATACCTTCCAACTAACCATATACCATCTTCTTTTATAAAATTAGCATGAGAAGGCACTACTAATCTTGGACTTCCAATTAAAGAAATTGTATCTTGCATTGCTACTTCAGAATTTTCCCAATCAGTAGTAGCAGACAATACTTTATTTGTTTCATCCCATACTTTACCAGCATTAGGCCCGCTTGCTTTAATCCATCGACTATATCCTACTTCTGACATACTACCATCCACCAAAAAATCTGGAGGAAGACTCATTACAAAAGCATTATTATAATTATTTGCAATGTAGTACCCAGAGCATAAAACAAAAACAGCACCTAAACAGAATGTAATTATTTTCTTCATTTTTTACTCCCATAAACAAGTCCTACTTTACTTATTCCAATAGGCAATGAATACCCTACTTGATCCGCTATTATTTTTAACATTTGAGGTCTTTTTTCCCTAGCCGGTTGTTCTAAAAATTTTGCCTGTTTACCAGGTTTATGTCTATATTCTATATGTTCATGCACAAAAGGCGCATAATACACACCTCTATATCCAACCGTCACTTTTGTTAAAAATCCATTTCCAACTGCATCTGTAAAAGCAGAATTTACCAAAGCACCAGTATCTACAGGCGTTATTTTTTGACTTTCTCTTTGAAGATAGAGACCAGCCTGTACTATTCCTTTATAAAAACCAATCTGACTATTTTTATTTATCTTGTTCAAATTGTTTTTTACTATATTTATACCTTTTACAGAAATTTGAGTCATAAATAAGCAATCCTTAAATATTCTGTATTTCTCAAATTCGGTATTTTTTCAAATCTCCGTATTTCCCACGCATTTGGATTACCCAACGGTTCTCCAGAATTTACATCTATTGTGTCGCCTAAACATAAAACACCTTTTACTGGAGTATCCTTTGATACATACACTATGCTTCTAGATAATTGTTTATCTCCAAAAGCGTCTATAAATTCCTCGCATTTATCTTCCCACCTACAAGAAATATTTTCTGCCATAGAATACTGAGGCGCACCATATTTATCATAAGACTCAAACGCCCAAAACACAGCATTTTGTTTTAACATGCGTGTTATAATACTCATGCAGGTTTCCTTTTTTCCATACTTTCTATCTGATTTATGATAGAATCCATCAAATTACGCAAATTATCAGAATTACAAATAACTACTACTCTATTATATTTTAATGATTTCATCCTCAAAACATCTTCATCTCCTCCGTAAATAATACAAACCACTTTTGGGTATTGATTATTTATTTGCCTTAATAATTCTATAGATCCTTCCACAGACATATCAATAAGAGCGCATTTTACTAATGATTGATTTAGATAAAAAATCGCGTCTTTTATTTTAGAAACAGTGTATGTTTCTGTACTATTTTCTATAGAAATATATTTCTTTAGTACAGAAGATACCACAGATTCATTCTCTAACAATAAAAACCCGCCTTTTCCTCGATTCATCCTAAATCGTCTTCCGTGCTCAAAAAAAGTACGAATTGTGGCATCCATTTTATAGTACTCCCTACATTTTCATCTGTCTTTTTTCACATCTTTCTATGCTCTCATTTACAACAGACATTACACCTACACACTCCTTTATTACTTCCACAATTTCCTCATGATGTTTTTTCGTAATTTCATATATCATATCATTTTTCTTATTTATTGTTTTTTTGAAATCAAAATACAAAAAAGCAATAGCACCACAAAGAACCACAGATAGTCCCCACCCTCCAAAAGTCTCTAAGAAGATTGCTAGCTCTTTTGTTGCTTCCATAATCGACCCCTATATCAATTTCAATGAACGTTGTTTATTTTCCCAGCCATGCTATGTCAGGAGGTCCGGTTTTACCATCTTCTATTGAAGCGTTTAATGCCGCTAATCCACCATTATAATCCAATATCATAGCCATTTGACCATATGTTGTAACTTGAAGGTGCAGTCCTAATCTATATTGATAACTTTCCGCTACACTTCCAGCAGATTCAGCAGATCGCCTAGGATCTCGAATTGCATAAAAATGAGCACTTAACCATCTTTCTATCATTTCCAATTCTTGTTCTTGATACCCCACCCCTTCACAAAATTTATCCACCAGCATACTAGCCGATTGAATAAATGGAGTTAAATCAGAAATACTTACTTCTGTTTCAATAATTCCCCGAACCAATTCATCTGTTGTTCTAACGGCCACTTAAAATCTCCTTTCTTTTAATTAAAACTTTTTCTACTTTTTTTGCTATTTCCAGTAAACGGTCCGGGTGCATTTTATAATTTAATTTACAAGACATCCATAAAGTAAATAAAACATCATATACAACTTCACTACAAAAATAAGCAAATATAACATTTCCTCCAGTAATAGCCGTACCTGCCGCGCCTCTATAATCATAAGGAATCTCTAAAGACGCTAAAACCTCACAAGACCATAAAACTTTTTGATATTCTTCTTCAGTCAACCATAAAACTACTTTCTCCCACCTTTCTGGATGTGAATATGTAATATACGAAAAACGCACACCATTTCTAATAACATCACCCATCATTTCTTTTCTTTGAGTAGAAGAAAAAGACCTTCCATCCGGCAATCTTAATTCGACATGTGTCTTTTTAGAAACAATACGAATGGCTTTATCTACAAACGTAGCCCAACTTCCCGTACCATCATGAAACATCAATTCTACTGGAATAAAAACCACAATTCACCTTTTATCTTTCCAATACTCTTGCACGCCTATTTTTGGAAATACAGTTAAATCACTATCATCCGTTATGTTTATGATTTCCCTTTCAGGAAATTTTTCATTTAAATGTTTTTTTATAATCGACTGAAAAAATAGAAACTTTTTATAAATGCTTTGAGTAGGTTTTTCAATTTCTTTGCCATGCCAGTTTGCTCTGCCGTCCTTACCCAATTTCATATCAAAACCTAAAAGAAGAACTCTTTTAGCACCTAATAATAAGGCAAGGTTTATTGCATTAAATCCTGTATTTCCATTCCATCCCAATCCATCTAAATGAAGTCCATTTTCATATCGTTTTAACTGTATCACCCACGGAACCGGGTTTCTTCTAAACTCATTACAACTGGTATATACTGTTCCTTTATACTTTTCTAGTTGTTCGCCAAAAGCATTAAACCATATCAAATCCCCAAAAATACAAATCTTACATACTTTTTCGCCTAATATAAAAGCAGTATTACACCCTATCGTATTTTTATCTTCCAACAAACTCCAATCGAATTTGTTTTCGTATAAAGACCTCCCTCCTCCTATTATATAAACATCTTCCCCTAACCATTTCGGATGTATTACCGAAGAAGTCATTTGGGAATAGATTCTAAAAAAGGGATTACCTCTTTTCTACTAAGCGGGTTTTTATTTACAGATTTATTATTTCTTGTGTTTATAACATAATACCTGTATAAAGGTTTTCCTCTACCCTTCTTAATTTCTGAAGTACGAACGACTTTTATTGAATCGTCTGTTATTCCAAAAGATAAAGAAACATCTTCAGAATCACGATCCTGAGTTATTGGAAGAGGGGGAGCATCAACGTTTTCCCCCTCTTCCATTGAAGGAGAGTAGTGTATGTTCTTTTGAGGAGAATCCTCAACACATTCAAACATGCCAGTGAACACTTTTCTAAGATCAGTGGGATATGTAAAAACATCTCCCGCCTCATATATTTTATTATGTTCACGACAACTAAAACTACCGCTTAATAACTTAAAACGATACATCTTCATTCCTTTCCATTTTTTGTTTTTTCATTAAGGTGCCACAGAACCGTGAACAATTCCCGTATTGTTATTATAATCAGCCCTAAATTGAGGAATTACGATTCCCATAACCTTAAAGTTTAACTGAAGGCCGCCTTGAGAAGGCCATTGAAGTGTCATAATGTCCATTCCAATTACCATTCGGACAACATCTGAAGTCATCTGAACCAGAACAATCTGATATCCTGTCAGATAATCCAGAGTTCGAACATCAATAAATCCATCAATGGCTTTAATTCGTTCTCGAAGAGTCCTTTCACTTTGAGCCTTATAATCTTCATCCAGATACTGACTCCAAGCAACTCCCATATAAACCATCCAAGGCCCATAATAATGCTTATTTATGGACATTTGTCTCATACCAAGAACATCAGAAATGGTTGTTCCAGGAGTCCATGAAGATGTTTCTGGAGAAACAATCGTGGCTGTAGAACGCCTATTGAAATTTGTAAGGCCATAAATAGTACCACCACCATACACATAGTTGCTTAAAGCACCAATAGCCAGTTGTTCCATTTTTTCGGCTACTTTACGGCCAGCCCTTTCACCCATTGTAATATCCAACGGAGAACCACCGCTTCTTGAAGTAGCAATCTGACGAGCAGAAAACGAAAAGTCAGAGTGGATAATAGGCAGAGGCAAATTAACAAAGTCGAAGTGCGGACGGTCATTCGGGCCTTCTCTCAGTCCATCCATACTGATACTTGCTTCTCCAGCATCGCTCATTCTTTCCGTTTGAAGCGTGGTAGAACCCATTCCATTAGGAATTGAATACTCCAACCCCATTGAACGGACATCTGATACGAATTTCAATCTGGATTCCGCTACTTTAAGAATAGCCGTATCCAAATGAATCCACTCATCTTTACGAAGGGTAGCCTCCGCATTTGTCACTGCCTTCGGAACTAGCGTATCCCCTTCATTCACCATAATATACGATTTTCCACCCGCGCCAATAAATGGACGCAAAACATGAGGATTCATTTTATTCTGCAAAAGAACCTCAGCCACACTTCCGTATGCCTGCATCCCACCGCCTTGTTCTGATTTCAAGAAATCCATAATATATTCCTTTCTTTGTTTTTAATTTTATGTTCTAAAATTAGCAAATCACAGCATCCGCATTGCGCCTAGTTTATCTCCACCTGACGCATTTATGGCTTCTACAGCAACTGCCATTACTTTTTCTACATCCTTAGTCGATGCACTTTCTGTTAAGGCCACAAATTTACCGTCATCAGAACTAACAAGCAAATCCCCAATATTTACATTTTGCCCACTTTTCAGTAAACCATTAAATTCTGAACCAGGGGCAAACAAAGCATATGACGCTACTGCGCCATTGTCATAAGCATCGCTTACTGTTTTACCTTGAAGGGCATCTTCAGTCAAAACAGCACGTTCTGCAAAACCGCCCTGAATATCCAACGCTTTCAAAGTCCCGTCACTTTTAAGTTTAACCAGCATACCAGGCTTCAAACCAGACGCTCCAGTAAGAGCCTCTTCATGTCGAAAATCCCCTTTTCTGTGGATTCTTTTAACGCTCATAATTTTATCCTTTCTTTATATTATTCTGTTATTTTTATTCTTATTTTTTCTTAAAATTCATAGTAGGAACCGGCAAACCTGTTTCTTTTTCCTCATTTTCCAAAGGCGGATCTGCCTGTCCGTCAAATCGAGGCTTTACCACATCTTCCGCCAATTTAGCAATATGCCTCAAATCGCTTAGCGGTTTCTTCTTTAACTCATCCGCAGAAAAAGAATTTCGTTTATTACTAGTAATAGTCTTAATTAAACGATTCCTTTCTGCAAGAGCCGCTTGACGTCCTTCATTCAAAATTTCTTGTATTTCAGCAGGCGCAGATGCTATAAATTCATCAGCGTTCTTAAATACAGGAATGGGATTTTGCTGATTCTCTGTTTTTTCTTCATTCTCATTTTTCTTTTCATCTTCCTCTTTTTCTTCTTTGTCTTCCTCTTTCTTTTCATTAGAAACAGGAGGATTCAGCAACTTTTCCAAAATCTTTTCGTCCGTATTCATCAACATTTCTTTGTCTTCTTCTTTCCAACCGGAAGAATCATTGGAAATAAGATCTTTTACCATTTTCTCTTTATCCATTTGTCTGATCCTTTCTTTTATTTTTTCTTCTGGTTTGTGTTCCATAATCATAGAACTTCCGTTAAAAACAATCTTATTATCTTCAGAAACAGAATATTTCTGCTTCTTAATTATATTTTCTTTTTCTTCGTAAATAAAATAATCATTATATACCTTCAAAACAGACGCACTATTAACAGATTCTTTTATTTTATTACGAATCAACTCTTCCCTTTTATCTTCATTTAATCGCATAAATCCCGCTCCGTCCTCAATGGAACATGCACCTTTTTTATCTGGAAGTATGGCTAAATGGTCTGGTCTATAATTTCGGGCTATAGCCAAATATTTTTCACCATTCCAAACGCCTTCCATATTTTCGTTATCTGTAAACAAACCAGTAGATAATTCTAGCATTTGTCCTTTCTTTATGGACAAAGAAACTCTACTATCTATTTTATCTATTCGTTCTGTGTCAAGCCATGCTTCTGATTTCAATTTTCCATCTTCAAATCTAGTGTTCATAATCATACCAATTCCCTGCTTAGTTAATACAACAGGATCACATGCACTAGAAAAATCAGAAGAAGGGTGATAAACTACCACTGGCTTGTGGTTCCACGCTTGAGGTGTTTTAGAAAGTTCTTCTGCGGGATAGTATAATGGGCCTTCAGAGCCATTATGCACACCTTCCGTTATCATCACCATTGGGACAACAGTGTATGTTTTATCCCCAATATGTCCTACTTTAGAAGACACAGAAGCATTAAATGTAATTCTTTCCATAATAAAATACCTTTCCTATCGAGGTATTCGTATTATGGAATATAATTTCTTTAGAAAAAAATTAGGGGCAAGTACATTTCTTGCCCCTATTTGAAAGGAAACACTAAAAAGAAACAATCAATTCTTATATGTCAATCACCCATACATCGCCTTTATATCTCTCAAAATACTCAAAAGAAATATAACCATATCCACAATCTCCCCAATTCATCCCCCATGAATTTAGAAATTGAAATCTTTGAGCATCTATATCATACGAAGATATCTTTATAGCATGATACCCTAATGGAAAATTTTTCCCCGGTGGAGGTGCTATAAAAACATTAGTGTCTGGAGTAAATGACTGAAGAAATGTTTGGACAGTAGCCATAACTGGATGCCCGGCATATATCGCTTTACAAATTTGGTCTATCGTGCTTGCACGATAATACGACTTTGCCTTTATAATATTAGTATTTTCTTCTAACAGATTTTTTTCTCTCCAACCTTCTGGTTTTGGACTTCCATACGGCCAATCTTTTTCTTCTGGAAAACATCCTACTTTATGAAGATATTTTGCGCCTAATCGAAGATATGTTCCCTCCGGCGGATGATTGTCCCTCTCCTCACACCAATCATTTATACATTCTACTGATAACATAGAATCTCGTCTTTGAAATTCTCTATTTAATGCCATTTGACCAGACGCGGCAGTAGCAAACGCCACACAAGTACCACGAACTCCCTGATCTCTGGCTAAAGAATCAAACATGCCAGTAGAAGCCCTTCTAGGCATATCCTCTAACCGGATTAAGTTATTTGGATGCTCAACAAAAAGATAATCCCTTTTATCCTTTGGGTCTGGCAATACCCTTAATATCATCTTAAATAATTCTTTAATCATGTTATTTTCCTTAAATTATCCTTTCTCTCTATTCCATTCGTGAAAATCCATGCTTTTCCGTGGTTAAATTTTTTTAATCCGTGGTTAGTTTCCAAGCAAAGAACCGCCGCCCAGCAGCCCTGCCCCCGCGCCGCCAAAGCCCCCGTGCCCGCCGCCGATATATGGATTTACGATTTTGTTATTTTCGTATGCTCTGCCGATCCGTTTGGCATAATCCTTGTCTCCATCAACTGTCGGGTGCGTTCCGTCAGAATCGACATTCCAAGAATCAACATACGGAACAGACAGTGTATAAACACCCGCTTTGATTAGATCGTTAAACCGCTTTTGCGTTTTCTGTTCCTTAATCAACTCAACGCCTGCATGAGCAGCGTAGGCCATCTGACCGCACAAAATCACGTCGTTTCCTGCCTGCCTTGCCTGCGATGCCATACGCAACACAGTGCTGGCCAGCAGACCGGCCAGAGTATAACAATCCTCGTCAGTCGTGACGCTGCTGACACCTTGTGCTACATCATTAAGGCCGGGGCCGTTCACAAACACCGCTACAATGTCTTTATATGCACTTAGACCGGAGTTGTTCCACCGATTAAACAGAGCGGTGTGCGTTGTATAATCTGTAAGGACTTTATTACCGGTGATCCCGCCGTTAATAACATATCGATTTTCGGAAAAGTCGGTTTTCATTCGATTGGCCACGTGAGCCAGGGACGTCTTGCCGCCCGAATAGGCAGAA